ATACAGAACGTCGCAACTTTAACTTGATTGCTTGCCCAGGATATCCTGAGCTAATGAGCAACCTAGTTAACTTAAACATTGACCGTGGAATTACAGCTTTTGTAATTGGTGACACACCATTGCGTTTAGCAGCAGATGCAACAAGCCTAACAACTTGGGGTACTAACGCTAACCTAGTAACAGACAACGGTGATGATGGTATTGTTACATATGACGAATATCTAGCAACTTACTATCCAAACGGTTACACAACAGACCTAAGCGGTGCAGGCGCAGTTGTTCCAGCATCACATATGATGTTGAAAACAATCGCACTAAGTGACAACGTAAGTTATCCTTGGTTTGCTCCAGCAGGTACAAGACGCGGTGGTATTACTAACGCAACAGCAGTTGGTTATATTGACGCAATGACAGGTGAATTCCAGACCGTAGCTCTAAACGAAGGTCAACGTGATACACTATATGATCTAAAGATTAACCCAATTCCATTCTTTAATGGTGTAGGTTTAGTTGCATATGGTCAAAAGACTCGTGCAAGAAATGCTTCTGCATTAGACAGAATCAACGTAGCACGTTTAGTTGTATACCTACGCAGCCAGTTGAACAAACTAGCTCGTCCATACATTTTTGAACCAAATGACAAGATCACACGTGATGAGATCAAACAGGCAGCAGAAAGTTTGTTATTAGAGTTGGTAGGTTTGAGAGCAATTTATGACTTCGCAGTTGTTTGTGATGAAAGCAACAACACTCCTAGCAGAATCGATCGTAATGAACTATATGTTGACATTGCAATTGAACCAGTTAAGGCTGTTGAATTCATTTACATCCCATTACGTGTCAAGAACACAGGAGAGATTTAAAAATGTCAATTACATCACTAAACAATTTTGGTATTCCAACAACTAATCAGGCAGGAAGCACTCAGGTGCTTCTAATGCCTAAGTTGAAATATCGATTCCGTGTTACATTGCTAGGATTTGGTGTTGCAGCAGCAACTGAATTGACAAAGCAAGTTCAAGACGTTACTAGACCAAAAGTTTCATTTGAAGAAATGACACTAGACATCTATAACTCAAAGGTGAAACTTGCAGGCAAGCATACATTAGAAAACGTAACATTAACATTACGTGATGATGCTAGCGGTCAAGTTCAGAAATTAGTTGGTCAACAAATCCAGAAACAATATGACTTTATGGAACAGGCATCCGCTCGTTCAGGTATTGACTATAAATTTACAACACGTATCGAAGTGTTAGATGGTGGTAATGGTACATTAACTCCAGAAACATTAGAAACTTTTGAAATGTATGGTTGCTTCCTACAAAACGTAGACTACGGCGATGCTAACTACTCTACTAACGAACATATGACAGTTGCTTTAACAATTGCCTACGATAACTTAGTACAGTTTGCAGCAGGTGCAGCAGCAACAAGCCCAATCGGTGGTATTGGTGCAGCAGTAGGACGTACAATTGGAAACGCTGTAACAGGCGCAACAGGCGGCGCTTAATTAACGTTAGTTCAAAAAGAGCTCGGTTAAACCGGGCTTTTTTTGTGGCATAAATATTAATATGGCCAACTACTTTACTAGATTCCTTACCGGTGTATCTGAAGGATTATTAAATCCCAAAGGACAACAAGCCAATTGGCAACACGCCACACGACTATTCATTGATAATTCTTTTAGATTATCACCCAAGACTAAATTTTTATACTATGTTAGATTTGATTTAAACAAACATACAATTAGGTCTCCTGGATGGTCAAATGAAAATTCTCAAGAAGTTGGGATGTTGGTAAAGTCTTGCGATTTACCAAAATTTAATTTTGATTCTATTGTTAAAAATCAATATAATAGAAAAAAACTTGTATACAAAGGCATTAACTACGAGCCAATTAATATATCCTTACACGACGACAGTGACGGAGTAGTTAATGCGTTATGGGCAATATACTATGGCTATTATATTGCTGATAGATTGAATCCTAATGCAGCATATTCAGCTACACATCTTCGACCTGCAAACACTAATTTAGATCTATTCCGATACGGTTTAGATAACGATGTATCCGATCCATTTTTTAATTCAGTGAGTATATACACAATGAGTCGACGACGATTCATCGGATATACACTAGTGAATCCAAGAATCAAATCTTGGCAACACGGTGCTATGGACTATTCTGCATCAGAATTTAATGAAAGTCAAATGACATTAGAATACGAAGCTGTAAAATATTCAGCAGGAACTGTGTCATACAATAATCCTAAAGGTTTTGCAAATCTTCATTACGATACAACACCAAGTCCTATCTCAGTTGCCGGCGGAGGCGTGGCCACACTAACAGGTGAAGGCGGTGTACTAGACGGACTAGAATCAGTGTTCGGTGCAGTAGGTGACGGAACAGCATTTGATAGTTGGGGTGGATTTATGAGTACTGCTATCAAAGCAGTTAACACATACAAAAATGTTAAACAATTATCTACAGCACAATTAAAATCTGAAGCAATTAATATTCTAAGTAATCCTGGAAATATTTCATCAGCAGTATCCACAGTTGGAGGTGTTGTTGGCGCAATATTTCCAAAGAGTGCATCAACAGAAAATACAACTACTGCATCACAAAGAAATCTAACAGGAAATTAATATGGCAACAAATTTACCCAGTCAAGTTGTAGAAGATAGTGCTGCCGGAACAAAACTATTTTTTGAAAGATATGGCGAAGCTCCGATGGAATTTTCGTCAATGGAAATTGACCTAGCACATTCATTTTTTCAATCTGCGGGATTTTCAAAAGATGCTGCCGATGTAGTTGCAATGACTTTGTTAAGGCAGGCCAAAATAGATTCGATTCCTGTGGGTCAATTATTAGATACTTTAAAAAATTTTAATTATTTAGAATTAAATCAAATAGTAGGTGAAGTTTTAAACAACAATCGAGTACCAACTTCTATACTAGGATTTAGAACAACTGACGTCAAACCTATTCAGATAAGAAACATAGCAGCATAATGGCAAAATTTGCACAGGGAAGATTTGAAATGAAAAATCCTGACAAGTATGTTGGGAAAAAAACTCCTTTGGCACGTAGTAGTTGGGAATTTGTTTTTATGCGAATGCTTGACGAACATCCTGGCGTACAAAATTGGGCCAGTGAAAGTATACAAATACCTTATAGAGATCCCTTAACAGGAAAAAGCACAATCTATGTCCCAGACTTCTTTATTGTCTATGTTGACAAGAATGGCAGTAAACACGCCGAAGTAGTAGAAGTTAAACCTAGCAATCATACTATTTTAGAAAAAGTTGGCAAGAGCTTGTACAACCAAGAACAGTATGTTAAGAATATGGCCAAATGGGAAGCAGCAAATAAATGGTGCAAACAACAGGGTGTTAGATTTCGAGTAGTTAGTGAAAATGATATTTTTCACCAAGGCGGCAAACGGAAATAAGTAAAGTATGACCAAGAAACTTGAAGAACTCTTTAACTTAGATTCAGCTGAGGCTGTAAAGGCTGCTGAAGATACTACTCCTGTTCCAACCCACGAGCAGGTTAAAAGTTTAGATGATAGTTATGCTGAAGTAGCTAAAATTACCAGCACGTTGCCGCAGATACAAGAATTAGAAAATCTAGACGAAAACGAGCTAGATAACCTAGCTAAAAAAGCAGAGCAGGCCTACGACGATCTTATGGATTTAGGTATGAACGTAGAAGTACGTTATGCTAGTCGTATTTTTGAAGTAGCTAGTTCTATGATGGGCAACGCTATTACTGCTAAAACTAACAAAATTGAAAAGAAATTAAAAGCTGTTGACCTACAACTTAAAAAATTAAAAATTGATAACGATGCGGGTAACGATCCAAACGATGTTATCAACGGCCAAGGGTATGTGATCACAGACCGCAATGAGCTACTGAAAAAATTAGGCGGAAAAGCATAAATACTACTATGAAAACTTTTAAAGAATATCTTGCCGAAAGCAAAAAGAGCTACCCTTTTAGATTAAAGGTAGCAGGCGAATTGCCTGAAAATTTTGTTAAAGAACTCAAAGATTGCATCGGAAAAGCAAATCCAGCAATCATTGAAAAATCTAAAACACCTATTCAAGCAACTCCACTAGATTTTCCGGAACTAAGCAATGTTGAAGTTCACACATTTGAAGTAGTATGCGAATATCCAATTACTGCTCCTGAGCTTGCAGAACACGTAAAATACTTTGTTCCAGAATCTAATTTTAGAGTCAGAAACGGTGGTGATGCAGGCGAAGTAGAACACAATACAGCGGATATGGAACCAAGTGGTGAATCAGTATTAGCAGAGCCTTACAACGATAAGGTAAAGCACAAAGACTACTTCGGCGATGATTTTAATAAAAGTTTCTTGAAAGATTTAGCAAAGGCCGCCAAGGAACGCAAAAAAGACGGTGTGCAGACAGAATACAAGCTGCCTAAGGCCAAACAAGACAAAGCAGGCGTTAAGAGCGCCTTAGGGAGTTAATATGAATTTTAATGATTTAATGGCAAGAATGAGAGAGCTTGATCAACCAGCAGTTGAGGCAGCTCCAGTTGTAACAGACGAGTGTGGAGAAATGCCTCCTAGCCCAATGGGCAATATGGGTAAACCAGATGCTCCTCCTCCAAGTATGAGCGTTAACTTAAATGCACAAGGTTTAGATAATATTGAAGAACTATTATCTTTAATCAAGGCAGTTAACCCAGGTATGGATAAGCCTGCTGCTCCAATGGGCGGTATGCCACACATTGAAATTGAACCAATGGACAAGCCAGAAGGCGGTATGCCTAAGCTAGGCGGTCTAGGCGATCTAGACAAAGGCCCATTGAAAATGCTTCCTGATATGGATGCTGACAACGATGAAAAAGTAGGCGGCGAAGAAGGTCCTGAAGAAAAAGGCGAAGAAGATAAAGAAGACGAAGCATTTGGAAATTCAGTTCCAGGTTCTGAGCCAGAAGTTAAAGATGTTAGCGCAGCTATTCCGGACGGTAATGATTTAAACAAACCTAAACAAATGGTTAAACACAGCTATCGTCAAGGCGACAATCCAATGGCCATGGAAGGCGAAGAATTACGTGCTTCTATTAGAGCAGAATTACTGCGTAGATTAGAAGAAGCTAAAGGAGCGAAATAATGGCAGATTTATACGGCGACGCATTAGGTGGCGGTTTAACAGGTAACGTCGACAGTAATGCAAGAAAATTATTAGGTGACGGCGCATCAGGCGTTGGACCATATACTAGTTTTGGTACTCCAAAATTACAAGCAATTAAAGTTGTTTCTGCAACAATTGACTTTACAACAACTCCCGCAGCAGCTAACAGTAATTTAGCTAAAGCAGTTTTTGCCCTACAGTCTTTATCTGAAATTTATTATGTTGGTAAACCAACAGCATCTGGTGCTAACCAATTTGTTGCATTAGTTAATATTAACAAAACAGATGCAGGAAATGGATATGCAGCATCGGGAAGCGCAGACGGTTCTTACGAAAACCTAGAAGATGTCATCGGTGCAGCGTTAGGTGTTGCCGAAAACGACATCACAATTACAGACGTAGCGTTAACTGGTTTAACATTCGCTTAATTGTATAAACACTCAAATAGGGCCTCCGGGCCCTATTTTTTTCATTAAATAATAGTATGGCAAAATCATTAGACGGTAATTTAGTTAAGAAAGCTCACGCTCAAACCAGGTATACACTTGAGGAAGTAGAACATCTTGAAAAGTGTATGGATCCTGTAAACGGGCCGTTGTACTTTGCTAGAAACTTTATTAAAATTCAACACCCGGTTAGAGGTAGCATACCTTTTGAACCTTATGAATATCAGGTTAGACTAATACAGGCCTATCACGAAAACAAGCAATGTATTGCAATGTTACCGCGTCAGATGGGTAAAACAACCTGTGCAGTTGCTTACCTGCTGTGGTACACAATGTTTGTTCCAGACTGCCAAGTTCTTATTGCCGCACACAAATATGAAGGTGCTAAAGACATTATGGATCGTTACCGTTTTGGTTACGAAAACTTACCTGACTTTATTCGTGCTGGTGTTTATTCATACAATAGAAACACAATCGAATACGATAACGGAGCACGTATTCAAGCTACCACAACAACAGAAAACACCGGTCGTGGTAAGTCTTTATCATTAATATACTGTGACGAGTTTGCATTTGTTCAACCACCTGAAAAGGCCAAAGAGTTTTGGACTGCCCTATCTCCTACATTGGCTACAGGTGGTAAAGCACTGATTACATCAACACCAAACTCGGACGAAGATCAGTTTGCTCTTATCTGGACTGAAGCTAATAAACGTTTTGACGAGTACGGCAACGAGACAAAATTAGGACCTAACGGATTCTTTCCATTCTTTGCTCACTGGCGTGAAAACCCGTTACGCGACGATGCCTGGGCCTCTGTCGAACGTGCTAAAATTGGTGAAGAACGTTTCCGCCGAGAGTTTGAATGTGAGTTCTTGATCTTCGACGAAACACTAATCAATTCAGTTAAACTTGCAGCATTAGAGGGAATTGATCCAACTATGACCATGGGTCAAACACGTTGGTATAAAGATATAGATTCTAGATGCACATATCTTGTTGCTCTAGATCCTAGTCTAGGTACAGGCGGTGACTACGGTGCTATACAGGTTTTTGAAATGCCCTCAATGACTCAGGTAGCGGAATGGCATCATAATACTACTCCAGTACAGCAACAGGTCAAACATATGCGTGAAATATTGAAATACATTCAATCACGCGGAGAAGAAAAAGGCGGTGTTCCGCAAATTTATTATTCTGTTGAAAATAATTCTCTAGGTGAAGCCGCTCTTATTGTTATTAACGACATAGGAGAAGAAAACTTTCCTGGTTTATTCTTAAGTGAGCCTATACGTAAAGGACACGTTCGTAAATTCCGTAAAGGATTTAATACTACACATCGCAGTAAAGTTACTGCTTGTTCTCAGTTTAAAAATTTACTAGAAACTAATAAGATGACAATTACATCTAAACCGCTGATTTCTGAGTTAAAAACGTATGTTGCCAGCGGACTTGGTTTTAAGGCCAAAACAGGAGAACACGACGACCTAGTGAGCTCTACGTTACTGATCATACGTATGGCAGACGTACTAGCAGATTGGGATCCTACAGTTTACGAAAAAATGACTGAAAAAATTACAGAGGAATCTATGCCGCTGCCTATCTTTGTAAGCAGCGGGTTTTGATAAATATAACTATGGACGCAAGAAACAATATCGCTACAGATTTATTCTATAAAATTAGAAGCCGTTTTAAGAACCTAAAATTAGGTGCTGAAACAGGCCAAATTACCATCAATCCTGAAGAAGCTAGATTCTTTGATTTTGATTATATGGAAGGTCAAACACCGATGGGTCACGTTAGTGTTAGCCTAGCAGAACCAAATTCTATGAAGGTATACTTCAGTCACGGAATTGCCGAAGGTATGGATGATCATCAGAAAGGTAATTGGTATAAGTTTTTGCGAGAATTACGTGAATTTGCTAAACGCAGACTATTAGCATTTGACACAAGAGATATTGCTAAGGATAATTTAGATCGTAGAGATTATGAATTTTTAGCTGCAAATGCGCAACCTAAGCAAACACAACCAAACACAATACAGAAACCAGTCGGAGAAAGCATTATGGCAGAAAGCTCAATGTACGGTAGCAGATTAATGAGTTACCAGAATTTAATGGATACTAAATTGATTATCAAACATAGTCAAGCAGTAATGGATGATCAACAACCTGGCGCACGAACAAGACACATTGCAGCACTTTTTGTAGAAAATCAAGACGGTGAAAGATTTAAATATCCTTTCATCCACCTAGCTGGTGCTCGTGCTATGCAACGCCACGTGGCCAACGGTGGTGTACCCTATGACGACATTGGTAAAAGTATTATTCAAATGAGTGAAGAAATTGCTCAATTAAAGAGCTTTGGTGGTTATGTTGTTCGTAACGATCTAATGAATTCAGAAACAAATTCAGTGGTTGAACGTTCTACACAATACCTAAATAGCCTACGCGAGCAAATTAAGGCCCTAGCAAAACAAAGTCACTACGAAGCATATAGAGAAAATTTCCAGGCATATGACAGCGAAGAAGTACCGCAGGATGTAGTTGAAGATTTCAAAGAAAAATTTACAGTACGATCATTTAAAGAAGACATTGCATCAGTATTTCCGGTCTTATATAGACTAATGAAAGAAGGAAACACTATAGGCTACGACGACATAGTCGCTTTAACACAAGAAGATATGCAAGAAGACATCGAAGTTGAGCAGACACAAGATGATCCATTTGCCAAGTTTGAAAACTGGGTAATGGGTCTTGGAGAAGAGTCTGCTATAACTTCTGAAGATCCAGAAGAACAACAATCAGCCTTACAAAAATTACAAGAATTAGTTGGACAAGAATTTCCTGCAGGTACAGATGGCACAAACGCAATTGAAAGTTTAAAAGGCCTAATTGAAGATCCAGAATTATACAAACGAATTAAGGCAACAGCGGCGGAAGATGCAAATGCAGACGTCCGCCCTCAAATCCAAGGTTGGTTAGAATTAAATGCACCAGAGGCACTAGAGTCATTAGACTTTGGCGATATGGGAGCAGCCGCAGCTGAAGAACCAGCAGCAGCAGAAGTTCCTGCAGAAGAACCGGCAGAAGTTCCAGCAGCAGCACCTGCAGAAGAACCACAAATGGCCAGCGATGATCCAGAAGAAAGACACGAGGGCAAGATGGGCGTTAAAGAATTAGCTGAATTCATTCATTCATTTTACGACCAAGAATCAGGTACATTCCCCAAAGGCCCAGAAGGTGTTTGCACAATGGTAGGCAAGAAGTTTGGTGAGCAGGCAGAGCAGGTTGCTCGCAAATTTGTTGAAAGAATGGCTCCTGAGCAGACTACAGAACAAAATCCTGAATTGGCTGAACTAGCAAGAGTCAGAGAACTAGCAGGCCTGTAATAGAAGGATAATCAATGAACGGTATTTTAGGAACTTGGACCTTACTTCCAAATATTAATCAGGCAATTTACACAAATGCCTACGATACTCCTAGTGTCGTTATTATCAATTTGTGTAATAGAGGAAGCACCATAGCCAACGTAAGAGTTGCTATTAGCACAAGTGCAACCTCACCAGCCGCCGGTGAATTTATTGTTTATGACCAACCAATAGATCCAAAAACTACTTTAGAAAAACAAAGTATAATGGTATCACCTGGCAAAAGCGTGGTCGTTAGATCGTCATCTAGTGATGTAAATGCTGTTATCTATGGAGTTACAAATAGAACCACTGCACCCCCAGGGATAGCAACAAACTACGGAACTGCACCTATGTGGGTAACGAACCCTACATTGCCTACATTTTATGCAGCGGATTCTTCTACGTCTATTCAATTAAGTGCTACTGACAGCGAAGGAGAAGCAGTTACTTATGCAGTGACTTCTGGATCTTTGCCAACAGGAACTAGTTTATCGTCATCTGGATTAATCACAGGCACACCAACGGCCACAGGATATTCTTTTGGATTACCAGATACAAATAGTACTGTTCAGATAACTGCAACTGATTCTAGAAGCAACGGAACTCCTCAAACTTTTAATATTGTTAAACGTTGGGCAGACGGTTCATCACAGGCGCTGGCAGCAACCAACGCACAAACAATTTATAATCTTAGTGCTACTTATCAAGGTGCTGGTGCATCTAATTGGTACTGGATTAAAGGCAACACCACAGATACTAGCCAGGCAAGAAGAATGTACTGTAGTATGAACGGTGCAGGCTATATGCTTTGGTATCATTACAGAGATCCTATGAGTGGTAGCTTAACCATTTCAGATCCAGGCAACTCTGGTACAACCTATACATTAACCAGCACAACAGCTATGTTTATGTATGCATTACCGGCTGCGATTGTTAATAACGTAACGTACCTATATTTAAATTCAGATAATGATGCTAGCTATACAACTCCAGCATTTGCTAATTTTAAATATGCAGTTGGATTAAATTCTGAATTACGAGCATGGTTAAGAGCAACCAAAGATCGAGGTAATTATTGGGGAGTTGATCTCAACCTTGTAAACAATATACGTACTCAAAATGATGTAAACTATCCAAACTATAGATTCGGTACACTAATTGGCGAAATGCAGTACGGACACAATAACGGTGGCTCAGACGAAGTAGACGGATACACATTTAGAAATAGTTATAATACCGGAGGATTTAAGTGGACATCTTCTAGCGATATTTGGAACTACGCTGGATGGGGACCAATCGATGCTTCAAGCCCAACTAGCGTAAACACAGGTTGGGGTTCTACAGGTCTTGACGAAGGTACATGGGGCGGTACTAACCGACAATATCACTTATATGCCTGGATAAAATAATAATTCAAAAAAGGCTCTTAGGAGCCTTTTTTTTTGGATAAAATATTTGTCAACTTTTTTGTATGCTAGAACGTTAATATAATACACAGGGAAGGTTTTTCTGTGTTTAACCTAAAAAAAGGAAATTACTATGAAACTAGTAGCAACTTTAGTAGCATCATTATTTGCAGTATCCGCTTTCGCTGCTGATGCACCTAAGAAAGAAGAAAAGAAAGCAGAAGCCAAACCAGCTGCATCTGCGCCAGCACCTGCTGCTAAGGAAGCTCCAAAAGCTCCTGCTAAGAAA